GTTGTTACTTAGCTAATAAGAACGTGCCTGTGCCTGAACCACAAGAACCCGAACAACATTTACAATTAGAAGAAGAACAAAAAGAAATGGAGATTATTACAGTATGATTGATGTTTATATTTATTTTAAAACAGGTAAAGCGTTAGAGTATAGCTTTAGTGATTGGAACAATTTGAGTAAAGTAGTTAATGAAGATATTAAGCATTATATCCGCAATAACAGAAAGTTTGAAATTCATGTAATTCCACCTGAGGGAGAAAGGATTGTTATTAATTATGGCTATTGAGAAAGTTGTGTATTATTATGATGACGGAACGACAAAAGAATATCCTCCCCGCTTATCAGCTTTAGAACAGCTAGAGGAGTTCAAAACTTCAAAAGCAGATATAGCAGACCTTTACGAGTTCTTACAAGAACATTTAAGCCGATTTGAAAAGAATCTATCTATTTGCTTTAGTCACATGGTAAATGAGTTAGGAATGAGCGATATAGAGGCTAACGAGCTTTTAGAGCATTGGTGTGATGAATGGGCTGTAAACAACTTACATATCGTTTTAACTGGTTATTGTGTTCAATGTGGAAACGCAAGTGACAAAGTGTTTTGTAGTGATGAATGTTATCAAGAATATTTAAAGGAGAGCGAAAAATGAGTAAAGTAGTAAAATGTCCTAATTGTAAAGATACAAATATTTTTGTAATGCAAGGCTATGCTTTAGCGGTACAATATCAATGTAAAGAATGTAGAGAGTCGTTTGTAAGAGAGGTAAAAAGATGAAAGATTATTATGCAAATCAGCACGGAGTACAGTTACAAGATTTTTTAGTAGCTTTCTCAAATTGGCAATTAAAAACATGGAACTATAACTTTACAATGCCTCAAGGTTTCTTTTTACTCAATGCTTTAAAATATAAAGTACGAGCTGGAAAGAAAGAGGATAATACGCTTGAAAGTGATTTACAAAAGATTGAAGATTATATTATTTTAGCAATTAAAGCTGGTTTTGACCGTTATGAGGTAGAGCTAGAACTCGAAAAGCTATTACAAGCCTTTGAGAATTATACAGGAGGGGAGTTTGAATGGTAAAGTATTACGCTTTTAACCAGTCAGAATTTAAATGGTTTGATACTAAAGATGACTTGGCTAAGTTCTTAGGCTGTACAGTTAAATGGCTGGAAGAACGACTAAAACACAAAATACCACAGTCACAAGGATATTTTATTGGAAAGGCGGGAATGAATGATTACTAGCTGGGAAGATTTTGAAGAATGGAGAAGTGCAAGTCTTGCATACCATAACCACTACAGCATGGCTAATTATAGTAACGCTTTGACTTACTTTGAATATGCTAGAGAGTATTTTAATAAAAATGGTTTTCCTACACTTCCGAAAGGGCGTAAAAAGTGGAAAATAGAAGAAATCAGAAAACAAAGAGATGACATTAATAAATGGATAAGAGGGAGAAAATAAAATGGCTTTAACAGTAGGACAATTAATTGAAAAGTTGCAAAAAGTAGAAGACAAAAACAAAGACGTGTTCTTTGAGTGTCCTGACGACATGTATAGTATTGACGGTGCTTATTGCGAACCTCATGGCGATATTGCTTTATATAACCACATATACTCAGATGTTTGCCGTTGTAGAGATTGTCAAGAACGTTTAAAAGGATTGTAACACAATTGTAATTGACAAAATTAAAATAAATTGATATAATTAATTCATAAAGTAAAGAAAGAGAGAAACAAAATGAAAGAACAAAAACTATCACTCAAACAATTGGCACACCAACGCAAAATGGAATTTCTAGCCTTTGCGTCAAAACAAACATACAAGCCACGTAAAAAACGCTTGAAAAAAGGAGGTAAATAAAATGAATGTAAAACAACTTAAAGAAGTATTGGCTAATGTACCTGATGATTATGAGGTTCGCTATGAAAATGAAAGTCTTCTATCAGACTTGACAGCTATTAAAATTCAGTCAAATGGAACTGTTCACTTTGGCGAAACTGTAGAAGAACTAGAGTGCGATTGCCTTTATTGCGACACACTTGACAAGGAGGTACACAGCTTTGAGTAAGCTAAACGAGTTAATTAATAAAATCAAAGTACCCAAAAGTCAATATAATAAATTTGGCGGTTATTATTTCCGTAACAATGAAGATATTCAAACCGCCTTAAAACCTTTGCTTTTAGAAATGAACTTGCAAGAAAAAGCTAGTACGGAAATTCTTGAAATGAATGGCGAACTGATTCTTGGTGTTCATATCTGTATTACAGACCCTGAAACAGGGGAGTGCTTAACTGGTGACGGTTATGCTGTTATAGATGTTAACCGCAAAGGAATGGATAAAGCACAAGCGACGGGAGCAAGTCAGTCATACGCTAGTAAGTACGCTTATGCACAAGCTTTAAAACTAGATGATACAAAAGACGCTGACAGCCTAAACAAAGGACAGGAAAGCAAACCACAAGCTAAAAAAGCTGACAAAGTGATTTATCCAAAGTCAGAAATTGATAAAATGATTGCACAAAAGAAAATGAGCCAAGACCGAGCGAACCAACTATATAAAAACGGTCAAATTGACATGACAAAATAAGGAGAAAAATATGTTAACTGTTAAAGAATTAATTGAGGTATTGAAAAACGTAGATGAAGACACTAAAGTTTTTTATGAAAGTGACGAAACTTTCTATGAACCATCTTGCGTAAGAATTGATTTTGAGGGCGATTTGATTTTATATAATTCATCTAGTGAGCCTTATTTAGGTGACAATGACACAATTTTAATTGCAAAATTGGGATTTTAAATAAAAAAGAAAAGAGGAAATAAAAAAATGGCTATTATTGATACAGTACGAGTTAACGAAAAAAACACACGTGAAGTAAACACAGCAGAGGGTACAAAGCTTGTAATGAGTTACCGAGTATTCCCAACTGATGTTTACATTGGCGGTATTTGGTTGCCTAAAAACGTAAGTTTTGGAGATGTGGTTGATATTTTCATTCATGATATTAAATCAGAAGAAAAAGACGGTAAAACATACTATAACGCAAGCTATCCAAAAGCAAGTAAAAATTTCATGTTATCAGAACAACAAGGAAATGTTTATGATGATGTGCATGGCGGAATGGCACCGAACGAAACACTTTTTGGAGGAATAGCACCCGCTGACATTCCTGATAGTGAACTTCCGTTCTAGGAGGTTTCTATGTTCGATTTCACGACAGAAGACTACGAAAATGCACTAGATATAGTTGATAAACTTGTTCTAGCTGGTAAGCCGAACGAGGCTAGACAATGGATATATGAGCATGTAATGCCACTATATGCAGTAGAATACACAAACTTATTAGAATTAGTAGAATTAGGAGAGTACAAAATATAATGAAACTCAATAAAGCAAACTTGGATACAATTTTTAATGGCAAACTTGTTACACTTGGTCAAATTCACGACCTATTAGAGATTAAACAACATATCAATGTTTACTTGAAGAACACAAACAAGAAATATAACACAGACTTTCTTGATGATGAAGTAATACCGACTGAAATTAAAAATATTATCGTCCTAAACACTCTAGGAAAGCTCAATTTGCTCAATGAACAAGCTTATTACTTGCGTTTAATGAGTAACAAGGAACAAGCTGATAAGGTGCTTGAAAAGGCTCAAAAGTTCGCTGAAAAGGCAAATTTATTTGATAAAATTGTTCAAATGGCTAAAATAGTGCCGTCATTCATGATTTTTGATGATGAAGACAAAATTAAAGACTTAGCTGTAGCGCAAGGAGTAACAAACTTAAAATATATGGATTCTAACGGAGTTCAAGAGTGGTATAAAGACCAACTAGACTATTTAATTTCACTTTATAAAGAGGTATAAAATGGCAGATTTAGAACGTAAAAGACAAGAATTAGAGGAGTTTCTTGAAGAACAAGGCTATACAGTCAGTCAGTCATTCAGTTTAGAACCGCAAGGAACTTTGTTTGCTGACATTCATAAGACACAGATTCCTTTTAACAATAACTTAGCTGTTTATCAGGCTTTTAATACAATAGAAGTTGATTTAATGGCTATTGTAACACCTGAAACAGAACAAACAATACTAAGCACGGTACAGCTCTTAGCTGATGAATATGCTGTAACTAAGAACGTACTGACAGACAACACATTAAACATCACATTGAGAGGTAATTTTTATGATTGAAGATAAAACACTTAATTACGTACGCTTTGCCACAGGACACAACAACTTGAAAATGGAAGAGCTTGAGGTTTTTACTGAAAATGAAGTGGAAGAGCTAAACGGATATAATTCAGAATTGCATTATGTAGTAGATGACATTAACACAAATCAAACTTTGCGAGCTTATGTAATTCAAGGCTTGCTGTTAACTTTACAAACCCGTTGGGGGAATAACTTAGATTATCATGTAAACAAACGCACGAAATATCTTAATAAATTAACTGGAATGCAAGTTTAACAGTCTTGTAACCAACTTGTAATTGACAAAAGTAAAAAAATACTCTATAATTAAAATATAAAATAAAGAAAGGCGGTAATAACCGTATGACACAAACAACTCCTATCACTCTAGCAAATGAATTTGATTTACTTGACGGAATTTTAACTAAACATGACGAAAAAGTAGATAAACTGTTCAAAAAAGCAGACAAAGACAACTTGGAAGAAATGATTGCTTTCACAGGCGAACAGTATGTAGATTTATTTAGTGCTTTAACTTCATCATTAAAAGCCATTGAATTTTCACTTAATGCAATTCACAACGAACAAAAAGCTAAAGAGCAAGAACTTTTCTTACAGTCAGCTGTAAACATGTTAAACGCTCATAGTGAATGGATTAATGAGGCTATGGAAGATACAGGAATGAATAGCCCTGAGTTTGATAAACTATCACAGGAATACATGGATATTTCAGGCGAGTTTTATCTTGACTTACACCAAGTAGCAACAAACATTATTGAACTTACTTACAACTTTGACTAACAGAAAGAAAGAAAAGAGGAAATAAAAAAATGGAAATTACAGTATTATTTGAAATGGTTTGGGAAGTAATGACAGCTAAACATCCAGAGGCTATTGATTGCTTACAAGAAGATATTGACCGCCTTAGCAAAGAACATGATGATTACATGGAAACTGAGGGACAACGAGTTCAAGAGTTCCTAATGGTTAAACAAGAGGAGTTAAACGGATTGCGAGGTTTTGAATAATGGAAGAACTACAAGGCGTTAAAATGATAACTGAAATGATTTGGAATGACTTAGGAAAGCAAGACAAGAAAGGATTGATTGAAAGCTTAGAAAAGGATATGGAACTACAAAAAGAAAGGGGACAAGACGAACTAGCCAAAGGAACAGAACAATATATCACAGAACTAAAACACCGATTCAATAAAATTTATAACTAGAAAGTGAGGTTTATCCTCTTCAATTACACGCAAGCCTTTAGATGAAAGTCTAAGGGTTTTTTTGTTGCTTTGGTTGTAGTGGAAAAAGGAAGTACAAAAGATAGCCATAGACGCTCATATTTTAGCCCTTATGTGTTGTTTTGGTTGTATGGTTGCTTGTTGTATTAGAAATGTACGTAAAGCCCTTAGAACGCAAATAAAGAGCAAATAAATGCACGCTGTTTTCTGTTTTGCTTTTTAAAAAAATAGATTCTAAAGAGTTAGGCTTGATAGAGAACCCACCCCCTTTATATAACACCCCCTATCAATCGGCGACAAATTTCTTTACAAAATAAAATAAAAAGAGCAACAACATTTTTAAAACACAATGCTATTACTCTCTATATATATTACACACACAACACTACACACAACACTAAGTATTAATCATTTAAATCTATATCGGTATTATCTTTCTTACCATTGAGGAACTTAAACAAAGTAGTGCATACAATACCAATATAAACAGTACCAATTAATGCAAGAAGTTCATGACTAATCATTCCTTTGAACACAGTCATACCTAACACATACACAATTAATACACAGCTCTCTACTGCTAATCGTTTCTTAACACTAGGTTTTAATGTACCTGTATCAATTAACTCCAATACCAAGCTTAACACTTGCATGAATACCACCAGCGCTATTTCTTTCATATACCTATATTCTCCTTTATTATTAATTCTCTATATCATACGTTTGTAAGTTACCAGTAAACACATAACCACCATACAACCACTTACTATTAGGAACACTTGTAAAGAATGTAGCTTGCCAACGTTTAGGAACTACTGGACTCCAGTTATCTTTAGCAACTCTAAACAAACTCATATAACAGCCTTTAGCTTTAGCTTGTAAGTAATCTGTTCCGTCAGGGTCAGGATTGTATATAATTGAATTGTCCCAGTCTTTACTTACTGGAATATCCTTTATATTACTATAATAGACCTTTTCAGGATTTACAATTTGAGCAAAGCTTTCAACTTCTGCCTGTACTTCAAACTCTTGCGTTACAGGGTTAAAGCCTACTGTGTTAAAGCCTGTGTGTGTATTTACTTTAAACGCTGAACAAAACGCATATTCCTCACTATAATAGAAACCAAAGTTTGCCGAAACTTCTCGTAAACCTTGCGCACCCTCATAAAAAACCCAGTCATAAAGCTCTTGTTCATGTAGTGTAAAGTCTTCCCCTGTTAAGCTTTGACCCTCAAACAACATGATATTTTTAACTTTCCAAGAACTGTCCTTTTTAGCTCTCCACCGTAAAGAACGTGAACCAGTTGCTGGTAGTGTGCTTTTAGTTGTGAATGTAAAAACACATCTGTGCCATGTTGTGTCTTCCGTGTCTATCCGTCTGTTCCAACTTATCCAACCGTCCACAGTATTTTCTGCTTGTTGGTAAGGTTCTCCGTTTACATAGCACTCTTTAGTCAAATCAATAATCGGATTGCTAGAAGTGCCAAAAAACGTTTCTATATCCCCCTCAATATAAGGGCTAGTTCTACGCATATCCCATTGCCATGTGTAAGTTGTATTAGGTTTTAAAATGTTCAGTTGATTATATTTGCTATAGTCTTCATCTGTCTTTGAACTAGGACAATTAAAACCATAGTAACCGCTCGTGTACGTTCCAGCGTCAAATATATCGCCATTTCCTCCAAAACCAGCCCAACACGGAGCTGTAGCACTTGCCTCTGTAAAGTACGCTTTATTCCATAAAGTAGAACCTTGATTATAAGGGTCAACATACACCCAGCCACCTTTTAACAAGTTTTTGAGCCTATTAGGTTTCATTGTTGGTACTATCATAGTCTCTTTCAACATATCCCAATAGTCCTCTTTTTTGATATTAAATTCTAGTGTATGTTTTCCTAACCCTATCAAGTCCAAAGGGTTCTTAATATGTACCTCTTTACCGTTTATTGTACTATCCATTGTGTAACCCTCTCATTCCATAACCGTCTATAATAAAATCTCGCCCGCTAAAGTTTAAGGCTCTTGTATTATCCGTCCAGCCTGTAATGTTATTTGTTGTTTCAATCTTCATTAATGCACCATTTAAGACTAAAGAAATAACTTTAACATGTGGACTTACCCGCATTCCTGTTTTTGTGACTGCCCAACTTTGTGTTTCATCTGTACCTTGTCTGATAGTTACATCAGTTAACACTTTAAGGCGGTATATTTTCATACTCACATCAATAAGCCCTTGTGCGTACATATTACCGTTCTTTTTACTTTGTAGCGGGTCAGCATAAGCCAGCACGCAAAAGTCCATGTTTTCATCATAATATAACAAATTGTAAGTAGCTTTATTACTAAAGAAATCAATATATTGCTCTTGTGTTAAAGCCACTTGTATTTCTGATTGCGAGAAGTTAATCAACTCTATAGGGTTGTGTATTAACACCTCTTCAAAATTTAACCATGAAATCATTTATAAACCCTTTCTATTGTGCAAAGTCCTGTCATGAAGTCTGTAGCTCTAATTCCACACTCTCCATACGTTAAATTTGCTACGTTTGCCTTTTGTCCCCACCATGACAATTTTGTGTTATAAGCCATAGTATACATCTGAGGGTTAAACTTAACATTTTCGTATTGAATAGTAGGAAAAAGCTCTTCTACTCCTAATGTTACAGGTCTAGCATTATTAGGAAAATCAGCATAATTCTTATCGGTCATGATAACATTACCCTTTAACTCTCCATTTTGCGGTATAATCGCACTCCATGCTGTTGCATAAGCTGTTGCACCCGCTGGAATTGTAAATTCTGATGATTTACTCCAAGTTCCGTTACCTTTGTCTGTAAACAGCCAAGCCTTTTTCGTTGTAAAGTTAGCAAATAGCAATTCTGTGGGTACGGGTCTAGTTCTTGAATTACTGTACGTTCTAAACCAGTCTTCCGTGTCACGTTCTGTCTTCAATACGCTAGGTAACCATATTGTTTGAGCGTATGATGTACCTTTAAGGGCTGTCAAGTCTGTTTCACTTAATTTAGGTTTATATGGTTGAATGACAACACCAGTAGGAAAAGCAACGTTAGAAGTCCAATCATTCATATTACTATATTCTGTTTTCTCTGAAATTCTGCAATTTTCAATGTTATAGCTTGCCCTCATTTCATTCATGTATCTATCAAAGCCCCAATTTGAATAATAAGAACCCATGTTATAACCAGCGTTAACCATAGCAGACCGAACCAATTCATCAACCCTATAACGTTTGTCAGCTTGTTGATAGTAATACCCTTGAATGATGTTACTAGCCATTTCCCCAAAAGTACAGTCTATAGCTGTGTTTGCGTCAGTAACATACAATGGTTCTTGATTATCAACCCACGCTCTAGTGTCAATATCAAACGTTTGTCGCTTGTTTGTGAACTGTTCAGGATAAATAACAGACCCTGTTAAGTCAAATATACCCTTATTTCCGTTCAAAACATGAAATTTAATAGTTCTACCTGATTCAACATCATAAGTATCGCTATCAATACCAATTAAGACCCTTTGACCTAAAGGACGACTATAGCACCACACAGCCTCTTGTTTACAAATTCCTCTTTCCTCTAGGTAAAAGAAGTTTTCAGCACCTTTTGAACCCGTCCAAGTATAATCTTTATAGTTATCACTTGCGCTTGAACCCTCGTAAAAGCCTGTGAATGGTGGTATGCTATCACATTCATCTAGCTTTCTATCTCTGTCAATTTCGTCTCCGTCAGTAGAGAAAGGAGTTAAATTTGAACCTTGCTCAATCTTAGGGAAATAAATTTCTAAAGTAGTCGCCTCTGTGGTAGCCTCTTCCGTTTCTACTGTAATACCAAAACGTTCCGTAGTACCCGTGTAAGGTAGAGTGAACGTTGTAGCCATTTTTTGCCACTTCTCAGCGCCGATAGAAACAGTTTGGATAGTTTGGTCATATTGTCCCCAAATTGCACGTAAGACCACATTAATAGGCTTGTCGCTAGGGTTATAAATTTCAGCGCTGTAAGTATAAACTTGTCCTTGTGTAAGGTTAGGTTTTTTAAACTTAGGGTATAAATTAGGGTAATTGCCTTTGTCATAGTCTGTACAAAACGTGATACCCGTTTTTTTCTCTTCCCCCTCAGGTTTCCATACTACAGAACCCCAGCTATAAGGACGATTCCAGTTTAATTCACATGCTTTTCTAGTCCAGCGCCCGTCTGTACCTTTTGAACCGTCTGAAAGATAGATAAGATTAGGTAAAAACTCAATTGTCTCAATAGCGTTTAAATTAGCACGTTGTACTAAGTTTACGTTAGGTATTACTTTTGTGAAATCTCTGCCAGTTTCAGGATTCCAGCAATATGCTTTAAATTTAACCAATACTTAAACCCTCCACCAAGTCAATTAATTCTTGTTCTTGTGATACATCATCAACTTTTTGTTGTTTTAATTGCACATTTGCGTCAACATAAACTCCCTCAATTTCCATAAGCTTTAATAAAGCACCTCTATCAGGTAGTTTCTCTACTTCCGTTACTGTTCTAGTTCGCTCTGTGCGTCTTCCATTACCTTTATTTTCGTATTTAATCACTGTCTTAGTTTCCTTGCCACCATAAGCAAGTTTTCTAAGAGCCTCTAGCATTTTCGCTTTTTCTTTTTTAGTTGTCATATAAAGAAGTCCTCACTTTCCTCTGATTCTAAGAACCACCACATTAAGTTAATAAGAGCGTCTGCCAAGTCAATTTTATCAGCATAGCCTTTCTTAACGATACGCATTAAGTCAAAGTCATTTATTTTAGTTTCAGCATTCATTAAATGAACGGCTAAAAGTCTGCTATCAAAATGTATTCTACCCTCTTCCATGAGTTTTCTAGTCATGTCAATTGTATTTGACAGCTTAAAACTATTTTGCATTACCTTGTTATAAAATTCTATGTCGTACGTGTCTTCAAATCGTCTTATAAAATTACTTGCGTAGTTCGGGTCATAGTTTAAGGCTATAGGTCTAACATCTCCCATAGCACCCACAAAAGCGCCCCAAGCGTCGTCTGACAGGTTATTAACACCCTCATGCGTGATTGTTTCCCCTAAGTGTGCGTACTTATCTTCTGCAAATTCAGGCATGACAGGAATAGCTTTAAAATAATAGTGTCCGTTTTCTCTATAACCTATCACAGTCCCCCATACGTCGCCTTTAACACTAAAGTCTGAACCAATAGCAACTAAACGACCTGAAAAGTCAAGAGTAGGTACAAGGCACTTATCTACAATTTCCTTTGTAAAAATGCTTGTGCTATCGTGCATAGATAGATTAAACCGCTTTGTAATAATCTTAGCCATTTTAACAGGGTTGCCTATAGCACCAATGAAATCGGCTTGAATATCTTCTAACTTGACTGTATAGCCCAAAGCTGGATTTGCTTTAATGTACTTGCTAGGGTCTTTTGTTTCGTCATAACTATCTAAAGCATAATAGAACACCCAGCGTGTAAAGTCATCATTTTGTACCCATTCTTTCCATTGTTCCAATTCATCATCATAAGCACCGCCCCTGATTACGTTGTTAGTAGTGGAAATAAATAGCGTACCCTCATTTTTTGCAAGCCCCTGCCTTAGAGTGATAAGCGGGTTCTTTTTGAAAGCCCCGAACTCGTCTATAATTATAAGCTGTTCCCGTCCACCGTCTAGCGTGTCCTCGTTACTAGCATAGATAGAAATTTCAGTCCCTTTACTTTTCAGAATTGAATTATCTTTAACAAGTATTTGCTCTTGATTCAGTTTGAATTGATTGCGAAACTTATTAATTATAGTGCCTTTACAGTTACCCATAGCACGGAAATGTTTCATCAAGATTTTTTGCGCTTGGTCTTTCTTTGTAGCCATAAGAGCAATAACCGCATTAGGCTTTGGAAAAAGGAATAACTCAATTAAAGCTATCATAACATCAAGGATAGATTTAGCGTTTGAACGCCCTACAATTACAACACATTCACGTATATTGTAAGGAGTACAGTACATAATAGTTAGAACAGCTTTATGATAAGGTATGATTTTAAATCTGCGGTTATCAGGTAAAGTCATATACTCCTCAATGAAATTAAAAATCTTTTCCGCTTTGTCGTAGTCTATTTCATTTTCGATTTTAGCCACTTTTTGCTTTAAAAGGTTTATCATTTCGCCATTATCTGCCTCTGTACCTATCCATTCTTGTATCTTAGATATAAATATCACTCCTTTCTCTAAAGTCTTCATACGGCTTAAATAAGCCCTTGTGCGAGTAGTCTAGCATAGTCTATCATATCGCCTGAACGTTCCATTCCCTGATGACAAGAATGACAAAGCACCTCTGTAGGAACATCTATGACTTCTTTTCTAAAGTCATTTACTTCCAGTAACCCGTCTTTCCATTGTAGAGGTATAGAGTGATGACAAATTAAATGTTTTGTACTCCAGCACCTCTCACAATGTCCGACACGGTTTTTTTCGCTCTGTGCTTTCTTTATCCAGCGAGGGTCATTATATAGTTTGTCCTTTGTATAAATCAACGCCTATTTAATTTTACCCCGTTTCTTTCTAGTTTGCTGTAAATTTCATTTGCAATTGCTCTGCCGTCTGCATTACTTTGTACCTTAATTTCGATAGTCGTATTAGAATTATCTTGCGTTCCAATGGTTGGGCTTGTTGTTACATTACCTAACCCTGTAGGAATTTGCTGTGTAGCACGTTCAATAGCTTTTGATTGACCAGCAAAGAATTGTAAATCAAGTGGAATTTTACCAGCTCTTGAACCTAAGATTTTTTGTTGTAATCGTTCGTTAGTTTTAAGGTTCAAAGGCTCTACAGGATTCACAGCCCAGCCAGTCCAGCCACTAGACCACCCGTTTTTACCATTAAAGCCTAAGACTTTACCGATTAAACCACTCTTACCAGTTACACGATACAACCCGCTTACAACATCATCAATTTTATTTGATACATCAGATAACCAGCTATAAAGTCTTGAAAGTTCTCTAATAGCCCCGCCAATTTCACGAACAAAGCCCATGATAGAAGAGCCGTTTACCTTGTTAAAGAAGTTTTGTACTTCCTTTTTGGCGTCCTCTACAGCACCCTGAAATTCTTCTTCTGACACTTTACCGTCTTTATTCTTGTCAATGATTTTTACAAGACTTCCTACCGCTTGCCCTGCCATTTGTCCGAGTTGTTGCCCTACTATCATACTCATTTCAGTAGCGCTATTACCCATGTTTGCCATGTCAACATCTACATCACTCATACCTTTTCTAAAGCCCTCAAGTGATGAAGTATTAAACCCGTTACTAATCATTTCACGAATTTGTCCCCACGTACTAGGACCGTTAGAGGCTAAAGTTTCCCCTTGTGCTTGGAAAATCTCTAAGGCACGGTTCATGACTTCTGTATTAAAAGTTCCGTCTTCCATAGCTTGCTTAAAGTTTTCCATTGTGACAGTACCGCCTGAGGTTGCGTTCATGGCGTTTGTAAGCTTAGTTGCGAAATCGTCGCCAAAGACTTGTTTGAAGTCATCTACAGACAATTTACCAGCTTTTAACTCACGTTTAACACCACCAGCAGAAACTTCTATACCTTTCATAGCTGTTTGAGCCTTAGCCATTTTACTAGCCCAGTTATCGCCAAAGGTATTAGCAAGAATATCAGCACTTACTTTCCCCTCTTGTAATGCTTTAGGTAGTTCGCCCGCTTTAATACCAACATTTTGGAGTTCATTCGCCGCTTGAATTAAAGTATCACGGAACTGCGCACCAAGTGCCGATTGCATCATCTGATTGAAATCTTGAGCGTGTAGCGTCCCTGAGCCTAAAGCCTGTGCTAAACCGTAAGTAAATTGTTTCTGTACGTCCATAGACAAGCCTAAGCTATCCCCTACAGCGTTAATAGCATTGACTGTCTTATAGGCTTCATCTCCTGAGGTTTTCATATAACTGGAAATGGTAGCCCCTAACTCGTTCAAGTCGTTACGCTGTGACTTTAAAAGCAAATTACCCTTGTCAATATGGCTATTAAATACCTCATAACCCTTAGCACCGTCTGAAAGTGTCGTAGAAAGTGTTTTTTGAGCCTGTACTTGCTTATCGTAGGTATTCATTAAGCTATTACCGTAGCTTTTAGCTAGGTTTGTAGCTGTACCCACAGCACCCGATACCATACCCCAAGCGCTAGAAATACCTGTAATGATATTCCCCATTTTAGACAATGAACCCAAAGCACCCGATATTCCTGAGGTCAAACGGTTAAGAAATGAAGTTGTACCGCCTTGCCCTTTAGTACCAATTTGAGCCATTTCCGTGCTAAGTCGTGTAGCAGAAATTTTCGCTTTTGTCAACTGGTTTTCTAAGTTTTGAATTTGCTTAGGTGTAGCATTATTCATCTTAGCTTGTGCCAAAGCCTTTGTTAATTCATCTACGTTTTTCTTTGCAAGTTTTAGAGCTTGTTGTGTAGTTTTTAACCCTTTTTCTTGCATAGTCACAGAACCCGTTATTTTGGCGTTCTTGTTCGTTTCTTTAGCTAGACGACCAATATTATTAATTTCAGTCTGTAACTTCTTTGCGTTCTTAATAGAGCCATTTACATCAAGTTCTGTCTGTACTATATATTTATCTTTAGCCATTACTTAATCAGTCCTCTAATCTTTCTTTTTACTACTTGCGATTTATCGTTATACTCGTGTGTTTGTCTTACAAGAGTTTTACCGTATCTTTGGTGTAAGTTACGGTCATGTAACAATACGTTTAACATTCGCCAGCTTTCGTCTTTAACTTTGAAACCATTAATAACACCAATGTTTCCCGACTTTAAAGAACCATAAGAGCGGGTTATTTGTTTCTTAACTTTCTTAGTATCAAACTTAGCTCTATATCCCGAAAAGTCTCCGCCTTTTAGGCTTTTTCTTATCTGCTTTGTTTCTGATAAGTTGCTTTGATGAATTTGAACGATACCTTTCCAAAGCTTTTTGTTTGTTTCTTCTGTGAACTTTTGAACATCTACATTGTTTTTGGTTGCCACAATTTAACCTCCACATGTTCCGCATTGTTTAGTTCTTCTGCGCTTGTTTTCTTCTTCTCTTTAGGTATGAGTTTAGAAATTAGCGAGAAAGTCCAGCCTAAAGGGCGGTTATGATATACTTCATAAGGAACTTTCAGGGCTGTCATAGCTGAAATAATAGCGAGCGTTGTAATTTCTGCGCTATTGCCCTCTGCACTTTCAGCCTTTACGCTTTTTTTGTTACGTTATCCAATTGTTCCAAAAGGTCAGCAACCGTCAAAGGTAAACGACCACCTAACAAAGCACTTAGAATTTCCGTTTGTGTGTATTTTCCGTCAGCACAAGCCCAAAAGAAAATTGTCAAGTCAGAATAGCATTCTGTATCAAGTGAACCAAAATAAACTCCTTTGTCTTCCATACGTTGCAAAGCGTCAAAATTAAAATTAAAATCTTCTTTTTTCATTTTCATGTGTGTATTCTCCTTTGTGTGTAATAATTAAAATAAAAAGGTGGGAACTCTTCCAAGCCCTCCACCCTTGAAATTAGACTGTAGCCCCCTCAACATCTTCCGCTGTCAATGGTTTCAAGTCTGAGAACAGTTTTTTGAATGCTAAAGCTTTCTTGCTTGTTCCTGTGTCTAAGTCACTATCCAAGATAGCAAATTTAACGAACATACGTTTCTTACCTCCAAGAGTAAAGTCTCCTGAGGTAATAGTAGCCTTGTGTTCGTATTCTTTACCTGTAGGGCTTTCCTCGTCCGCCTCTGCTGTATCACTTGGACTTGTAGCTTGGCATTGAGGGTAGAATGTTACTTTATAGCCTGTTCCGTCGTCATCACGGTAACGCTCTGCATAAGCAAACCCGTAAGGCTTGTAATTAGCAACATCATCAGTTAAAAACTCTTCTTCCCCGTTCTTGATTGAGCCAAAACCAAGAGCGTGAGTTGCGAACTCGTTAGGCATGTCATAAGATTTTACTGTGATTTCAGTAGTCTTAGCACCTGCAATAGTACGATAAGGAGCATTAAAACCAGCATAAAAGTTAGTATTCTCCTGATTTACTTCTGTTTCAATTCCACGCAAGCCAGCAATAGCAGTACCAGCCTTAGCCCCTGTAGGGTCAGGGAAAAATACACCATACCCCAGCCCGTGGGTCAATTCATTTTTAGATTCATAAGCCATTATTAAGCAGTACCTCCAATTTTCTTAACAACACCATTTCCGAACCAACCGCCAGCAACTGACAGCGTACCGAAAACTTTCACTTTATTTTTACGAACATCTTTTTTGATGACAATTTCAGGAGTTAGCGAACCAATAAGCAAAGCTGTATCAGGATTGATTACGATACTCTTAAAGTCGTCAGATTCTGCAAAGTAGTCAACTTCAAAAACTGGAATAGCAAGAGCAACAAAATCATTATCTTTAGTTAACATAATGTCATTTACCCCTTGCACGTACTTACCTGTAAAAGTTTTAGCTTTATCAACCAAACCCTTTTCAACTTGTTTATACAAATCACGTGTAACGTGTTGCACCGCTTGTTGAATAGCTTGTACTGTAATGTCCCCAGCGTCATCAAAAGTAACTTCCGAGGTCAAACCGCCGTTAATAACCTCTGTTTCAAAATTTACCGCCTGTTTATCTACCACTTGGAAAGATTGCAAAACATTAGCGTCTTGTACCTTAACACGTGCAAGTAAAGGGAAAGCATTGAAGTCCTCCCCTTTAATTACACTTGTAATAGTTTCTTGGTAGCGGTCTGTGATATTAAAATCAGCCACTTACTACCACCTTTCTATTATTCGCCCGCTTTCTTTGTAAGAAATGCTGAACGGTTTTTACCACGGATTGAACCACCGACAAGAGTTTCAGCAAGCCATTGCTCAACGTTATAACGTAGGTCAAAGTCGTTGTAGTTATCCATGTTCAAATCTCCGATAAGCACGAACTCGTCAGGGTTATAAACCGCCACATCTCCGTCAGCCATCCAAACACGAGTTTCAATAGTTACAGCGCCAAACGATTGAGCAATTTGCGCTTTAGTTGCAAGTTCGTTAAAGCGTGAGTGTCCGTCTGTTCCTTTTGCTTTACGTAGTTCTGCATAAGTTTTTGGACTCATTACAATAACAATGTTGTCAGAAATTGAACATTGAGCAACACCGTCAGTAATACCCTCGAACAAATCAGTATATTCAAGTTGTGGAGTCCATAAGTCAGAAGTAGCACCTTTCAAACCGTAGATACCATTTGACCCGTCGTTTTTACCGTAAATCATATTATACTCGATTTTTTGGATTACCAAGTTAGGGATAATGCTCATAACGTATTCAGACAATGCACCAGCGTCATTTACACCTTTAACAGTTGCTTTATCCATTTCGAGGTAAGCCTCTGCCATTTGAGGGCGTAGAGAACGTTTAGTAGCTGTGCTAGATTTTTTCTTATCTGAACCAGCAACAAACATACCCTCCAAACGAGTATCGTCCACACCGTCCTCAGCAAGCGTCAAACCTTGAAAACGAGCTTTAACAGCACTATCATAGATACCAGATTTTTTAGCGTACTTAGAAGTGATAGAACCGAGTGAGTTAACCACATTCAAGTCACCAGCATTAGTGAACTCACGTAAGAAACCTTTTTCAGGCATTTCCGCCATTTTTTCGCCAAGTTCACGCATGAAAGTCACTTCTTTGTCTTTAGGCTCTTCACGTTTCATAGTAGCCTCATTCTGTGCTTTAATTTCGTCAAGCTCTCGTTTCATTTCTTCCACTTGTGCAAGTGCGTCATTTTTAGCTGATTCAGCTTTAGCAACCATTCCAATTACATCAGTTAAATTTTCCATGTTTTCGTTTTGTTCCTCTCTTGTTTTTAATACCTTAGCGCCTTTATTACTTGGTTTAGGAGTTAGTGAAACTTCCTTAATAACCACATCTCTATAATAGCCTACTCCGTCAACTTCTCGTGCTTTCATATCTCCAGCATTCCAGCCGATAGATAAGCCAGCCTCATCAATTGAACCTTGATAAGCGTCTTCCTGAACGTAACCCGTAAGAATTACATTATCGTCTTCTAAGTGTACGAACCCTGAACCGATTTTTTCGTTGTGTCGGTTTAGAATATCTACACCCTCACCAGCGTTAGCAATTGATTCAATTACTGTTTTGTGCTGGTCTAGCGTTCCCAGCGGGTTCGCTATTCCCCTTAGGGCTTTGATTCCCAACTGTATTTCCTCCTTTTGCTGTTGTTGAAATATAAGCTACAAAATTTTCTTGGTTGAAAACAATGTTCTTATCGTGTTGTTTCAATAATGGCAAAATCTTTTGAATAGTAAAACTAATAATAGTTACCTCGTTAGATTGCCCATAGAGTAATTCTCTAGGTATTCCATATTCAGCCAATGCAATTTCGATTGATAGGTTAGCGTCATTTTGTAACGAACCTGTGTATTCGGGTTGAATTTGTTTAATATCATCATCTTCCCCGATAACCGAAACACCATTAAATTCTCTAGCTAAGTCACGTTGTTGCGTCAGTCGTTCTCTGATTCTGTCCCAGACTTCTTTAAGACCACTAGCAACTTTCGTCTTCCAGTAAATCTTAATCTGTGCTTGACTGTCTAAGCGTCTCCCTATACCGTTACTAGCCATTCCAAACATTTGCCCGAACCGTGTCGGGTTAGCGCCGTAAAATGGATTTAGTAACAGTTCCCAGCTTTGCGCTCTAACTGTAACGATTCCTCTATTAGGTTCACGCACTACAATGTTAAAGCTGTCTGCATTTACTCTAGTTGCATAATAGCTAAAGCCTTTTACTTTGATTCTGTAAACCTCTTGACCTGTTAAAGCCCAATAAAATAAGTCATTGAGTTCATTAGCTTTTGAATAGTCCACATTATCAAAGTAACTTACAAGACCCAGCATTTTGCCAATAAGTAAATCAGTAGTAGGATTACTTACGGTAAAAGTTGAAAAAGAAACGTCCTCAGGCTGACGGAACAAGTTGAATAAACTCATTCTCTAGCCTCCTCTATTTAAATTCTCCTGTCTTCATGTCAATAGCTTTTCCGAACTCTAGTTCGATTTCTCGAACGAACATAGTATCTACAGGCAAGTTTAGTTTTCCGAACTCGTTTTGGTAGTTACGCAACATACGAGTTGTGCGAACATGTCGAACACTAACACCGTCCGAAACATACCAATGTTTCTCTTTTCCTGCGTTGTCAAGTCCTTTGATTAAATACATTTTGATTTGTTCCTTTCTTACAGTTACATTTTGAACTGGTTTATTAAATAGTTCTAACTCTGCTTTTCTGCGTCGTACAAGACCCTCTAAAGGTTTACCACCAGCATTTACATACTTAGGCAACATACCCGCAACATACTCATGGCTGAAAGGTTTCCAACCGTCAGCAACAAATACATTACCGCAATTATAAGCCAAAGACACAAGAGCGTCGAACTCGTTTTGGTTTGCTTTGTTCTGTGTGTAGTTTTGAACCATAGGAGCATAACGACTGTTTAAGTCTTCTACAAGTTGCTTATCAGCTTGTTCTTGCGTCCATGTTACGCCAGCTGGTACGCCATAGTGTCCCCAGCCGATTGTATACATAGCCTCCCACGGAACGGGCTTATAAGAAGTTAAGCGACACCCCTCAAACTGTTTAATTAAATTAATACCATTATCCGATACTAGCATTTACCACCCCCTAAGCTTTCAGCATATAGTAAGATTCCATAAGCGTCAGCTGTATTATCATTTTTAGAACCTACAGGCAAGACACCATGTTTTACCGCAAGCTCTATACTTTCCTTTTTGCGTTGTTCTCTTTTACCAGTAATTAAGTGATAAGCGCACCACTTAGAATTGTCAATAAAAGTAAAACCATTTAAAAGACCGTCTAAAGCACCAATAAGCATTCCATTACAATTAGCAAGGTTTATACTTCCTTTTTTGTTTCTGCCTAAAATAGGCGTTTCTATTGCCATGTGGTAGCCCTCTAGTCCTTCCTCTTTGATTAGGTCTTTAAGTGCCTCAATTACTGTGTAAGTTCTTTCCCACGCATTTAATTTTGCATTATAACAAAAGATAGTTCCAGCAACTACATTTCCATTTTTATCTCTGTAAGCATAGCCTGTCCCCTCTTTAGGTTTTGACCCTGTGGAAAAGTCTATAGCAAAAATTTTCGTCATTGTTATCTCCGTTTAAATCGGCAAAGAAAAAGAAGTGACAATAGCAAAATGTTCTTTGTTAGAATAATCAACATTTACTCCATAATCTTGAACTAATTCTATAAAGCTCAAAATTTCATGTAGCTGTTCTTTACTTTCAGCATAATAAACATTTTTTTCAGCCATTGTTTTTACCTCCTCTTTACTTGATGAATTAATTATACCATTGATTTTGACCCGCAATTTTAATAGTTACTACAAACAACTTAAATATTTTGTAATTAAAAAATAATATATTGCTTATA